AAGCTAGATACTATGCGGAGCAAGCAAATTGCCCCTTAAATCCGATGCTCAGCGGCGTCTGATGTACGCGGCACTGAAAGATCCCAAGGGCACAGGCATCCCCCGTAGCGTTGCCGAGAAGTTTGTTGGTCCCAAAGCACATGCCGAAGGAGGCACCGTGAAAAAAGAATCCCCCGCGATGATGAAGAAAGAAGTGTCCTTCATGAAGAAGAAGGGCGCTCCTAAGGCCATGATCAAGCACGAGATGGCGGAAGCCAAGGGCAAGAAGATGATGAGCGGCGGCATGGCCTACGCCAAGGGTGGCGGCATCGAGTCCAAGGGCAAGACCAAGGGCAAGATGATCAAGATGGCAATGGGCGGCAAAGCCTGCTGAGGAGCAATCATGGACTACGCAGCCGAATCTAAGCGCGAAGTTGAGTCGCTGAAGAAGCGTCATCCCAAGAAAGGGATTGATCCAACGATTCCTGCAGGGATCCGTGAAATGCTTGTAGACAAGCAAAAGAGCGCTTTGACGCCAGATTCCAAGTACGCCAAGGGCGGCAAGATTGATGGCTGCGCCCAGCGCGGTAAGACTCGCGGAAAGATTGTATGAAGCGCCGTGTACGTAAATTTGCCGAAGGCGGCATGGAAGACTTTGAAGACAAAGCTCTTCCCAAGGCCAAGCCCCGTGACCTTGAAGACTACGAAGACAAGGCCATGCCAAAGCGCTATTCGGCGCTTGACGCACTTGCTTCTGGTGAAGAAAAGGGCAGCTTTGACCAAGATGTTTATGAGCGTGCCAAACGTTTTGTAAACAAGGAAGCTGCAGCCCCAAAGGCTGCTTCTAAACCTGCCCCCAAGCCTGCGGCTAAAGCTGCAGCACCTGCTTCCGCTGCGCGTGTAGATTCAACCCCGACCGGGCAAATCCCAGGGGCTGGCTCCTACACTGCTCCGCCTTCCGATGGCAGCCGGAGCATGAGCGACACAGAGCGCAACATCCTGAACACGCTTGGTGGTGTTTCTGGGTTGTCAGGTCTTCGTATGGCTGCCCGTGGCGCACAAGCCGCCAAGCCAACCAGCCGCGCAGTAGCCACTTCCGAAACGCCCGTGACTTTCCTTGGGGCTTCTGGTCGCCGGAGTGTTTCTCCTGCCGAGCGTGTTGGTGCAAACAAGATGGACAGGCTTGAAGGCCCGAAGTCTGGTACGCCGGTCAAGGGTGGCGATAGCCCGAAGCAGTTGCCTCCTGCAAAAGCAGAGGCCAATGTGACTCGCCGCAGGATTGGCTCTGAAGAGACTCCTCCGACTGTTGCCAAAGGCCGTGCGGAAGCCATGGAGGCCAACAAGCCCATCATGCAAGCTACGCCCAAGAAAAAGTCTCCTCGTTCTCGCACGCGGGATGAGGATACGGACTACGAACTCCGCGCCCGTGGTGGCCGTGTTGGCTATGCCAAGGGCGGTCAAGTGCGTGGTGGTGGCTGTGAAATGCGCGGCAAGACCAAAGGGAGATTCGTGTGAGGATGTCAAGGGGCATGGGCGCTATTCGCCCTGAACTGAAGAAGCGCCGTGACAACACGGATTTCCTCCAAAACGGAAAGCGTCATGCCCGCCGCGACAATACGGACTTTACCGAGTACGCCGAAGGTGGGGAAGTTGGCCTCTACGCCAACATCAATGCCAAGCGTAAACGCATTGCCGCTGGATCAGGTGAGAAAATGCGTAAACCGGGTTCTCCCGGCGCTCCTACTGCCAAAGCCTTCAAGCGCTCTGCGCTAACAGCAAAGTAAGCCATGCAACGCTTTTTTGACGTAGTACAAGACCGCAGCGGTAACGCTATCCCAGGTGCGCTGGTGTATGTCTACGCCTCGGGTGGCGGGCTGGCAACGCTGTACTCTGACAACGGAGTGACCACAACTCCAAATCCTGTCACGACAAACTTTGACGGCGAGTACGGCTTCTACGCTGCCAATGGCACGTACAGCCTGACCATCACAGCGACTGGCTACGCCTCAGACAGCCGCCCAGGCGTGATCCTGTTTGATCCTGCCGATGGTGGCAGTTTGCTTGCTTCTAATGTAGCGTTTACGCAAGTTGGGTCTGGCGCGATTATTCGCACGGTTCAGGCCAAGTTGGAAGAAAGTGTTAGCGTCAAAGACTTTGGTGCCACGGGTGATGGAACGACCAATGACCTAACAGCAATCAATCTGGCAATTGCATCAGGGGCAAAGTCAGTTTACTTTCCTGCGGGAACGTACCGAATTTCGGGGCTGATTAACATTGCAGTTTCAGGTGTTACCGTCTGGACAGATGCGCAAGCCGTCATTAAGCCGCTTGATAGCGTAGCCACAAGTTTTAGTATTATCCGGGTTCGTGGCAGCAATGTTGTTCTTGACGGCTTTATTATCGACGGTAACACAGCATTCCCACCAACATCTGGTAACCACAACGGTATTAGCCTAGAGCCTAATGGCGGAACGCTGACGAATGTTGATCTTGCTAACTGCACACTGCAAAACTTTAAGGGTTATGGAGTATTTAGTTTTAGCGCTGGCACGTTAACAAACTTAAATGTTGAAAATTGCACGTTTACGGAGTTTACATCCACGGCTGCAACGCCACCTGGGGCCATACAACTTGTCACGCCTATAAGCAGCGATATTCGTATTGTAGATTGTTACTTCAAAAACTTAACAAGCGCTGGGGTCGCCGTTAGATCTACGGGGGGTACATCACCCGTAACAAACATGGCGCTTGTGGGTTGTGTTTTTGAGCACAACAACTCTATTTACACGACTATTGGTGCAGAGGTTTGGGAGGCCCGAAATCTTTCTGTATCTGGCTGCACATTCAAAAACGCCCGAATGGGGTTGTCTATTTACGGCGAAAACATCGCCGTTGCAGGCAATACATTTGATAATGAGACTTCGTATTGCATTGAAGCTGGACAGTCCATTGGGCTTTCTGTATCCGGTAATTCTTTTAGCAACTTTGAGTACGGCCTTATTCACTACAACGGTGCTCGTGACGTTGTAATTGACGGCAACACGTTCCGCGATGCCCTGGCAGGGTCAACTACTGCGTTAAATCTGGGTTGGGGTATCCAGCAATCTTCTGCTGGATCTGCAGTCCCCTATGAGCAGTTTGTTATTTCCAACAACGTATTTAAGAATTGCTCTGGTGTTCGTTTGTTTGAGCCAAACACAAATATTGTAGAAGGTAACGTCTTTGAGACTACATCGGCTAACAACATATGTAGGGTTTTGTCTCCTGACAGCGCCGGTAAAAGATGTGTTTTTGCAAACAATGTGTTCCGTACCGCTGTAGACACAGGCACTTTTACTGGCTTGCTGGTTTTTACTGGCAGTGATCATTCAATCGCCAACAATACCTTTATTTCAACAACAGGCGCTGTAAACAACGGCGCAGGACTTGCTGTAACGCCGCTAACAACAATAAGTAATATCGTTATTACAAACACGTATGCAAATAATTTTACTTACGGCGCTTACTTAGGGGCGGCAACTACAGCTACAAACGTCAGCCTTGCCGGTACGGAAGCTGTGAACTGTACGGCTTCAGTGCTGGGTATGACTGGAGTAGAAAACTTTTTTGGTTTCGCAAAAGCAGGCCGTACAAGCGTAGGCGATAGCGATGTTACGCTTGACGCCCTAACAGGTAAGGTACTGACTATAGGCGGTGCCGGCATAACAGCCAATCGCACAATAACGCTTGATGGCACAAATGTAACAGCCGGAACTGAGTACACAATTGTTAGAACTGGCAGTGGAGAGGCGTTCACTATTGCAGTGGGCTCGCTTGTTAGCCTTAACCGTAACGAGTCGTGTACGATTGTTTGGGATGGCTTTGTTTGGAGACTAACCAGCTATTTCCCGCAAAGTTTCCGAACCATTTACCAAAACTCTCGTAGTGCCGCTTACACAGCGGTACTGTCGGACTCTGGTAAACAGATATTTCACCCCGCGTCGGACAACAACCCGCGTACATTTACTATTCCTGCAAACTCAAGCGTGGGGTACCCGATTGGTACTGAGATCATGTTTATCAACATGATTAACACGGTGACCATTGCAATCACAACGGACACCCTGACACAAGCGGGTACAGGTGCTACAGGGTCACGCACACTTGCTGCAAACGGATGGGCGCGGGCAGTTAAGATCGCTTCTACTCAGTGGCTCATTGACGGGACAGGCTTGACATGACAGTCATCAACCAGACGGGCCCATCGTTCAACCTTGACCTCAACGAGGCGGTTGAGGAGGCTTTTGAGCGCTGTGGTGCTGAGTTGCGCACGGGTTATGACCTGCGCACGGCTCGTCGATCCCTAAACTTGCTGTTTGCAGACTGGGCCAACCGGGGCATCAATATGTGGACCATTGAGCAAGGCTCACAGGTCCTGACCGCTGGCATCAACACCTACACGCTGCCTGCCGATACGGTGGATCTGATTGAGCATGTGATCCGCACGGGCTCGGGCTCTGCATCTACGCAGACGGACCTGACCATCACGCGCATCTCGGTCTCCACCTACTCGTCCATCCCGAACAAGCTGCAGCAGGCAAGGCCAATCCAGATATGGATCAACAGGCAAGCAGTAGCGCCGCAGTTCACGGTGTGGCCCACGCCGGACAACTCGCAGACCTACACGCTGATCTACTGGCGGCTCAGACGCATCGCAGACGCAGGAGCAGGTGGAACCAACACGCAGGACATCCCGTTCCGTTTCCTCAACGCTCTGGTGGCTGGACTGGCGTATTACTTGTCCATGAAGATCCCCGGTGCGATGGAGCGTATGCAGGTACTGAAGGCGCAGTACGACGAGGCTTGGGATCTGGCCTCGACGGAAGATCGTGAGAAGGCAGCCATTCGGCTAACACCAAGACAGATGTTTATCAGTTAATTAGCCAGTTTATCGTCGCAGGATAAACTCCCTAAACCATGTCAAACCGCTTCGCAAATGGTGCTAAGGCCTTCGGGTTTTGCGATTATTGCAATTTTAGGTTTCCACTAAAGAGACTTAAAAACGAAGTCGTAAAGACCAAACAAACGCAGATCAAAGCGTGTCCTCAATGCTGGTCGATGGATCATCCGCAGTTGCAGCTTGGGATGTACCCGGTCAGCGACCCAATCGCCATACGAGATCCACGCCCAGACACGAACACTTGGTACTCTTCCGGCGTGACTGCGACAGGTTCGTTTGGTGAGGGCAGTCGAGTGATCCAGTGGAACTGGAACCCGGTTGGCGGGTCCAGAGGTTTTGATGCGCCCCTGACGCCGAACGACTTGGCACCGCAGGGTTTAGTAGGTACAGTCACCGTTGTAACGGCATAGGAGCCATGATGGAAAAAGCAATGCGTAAGGTTGCCAAGCAAGAAGTTGGCAAGCACGTGAAGGCCATGCACAGCAAGGGCTTCAAAAAGGGCGGTCCCACCTCTGAGGACCGCATGCGCCTGGGCAAGAATATGTCCCGCGCCATGAACCAGAAGACGGGTTGACATCATGGGCAAGATCACAAAGCTGCCGCCTGCCAAGCAGGCATACCCCCAGGAAGCCGAGAACCCTCGTGACCTCTGCATGGTGGTGAACAACTTCTCCAAGGAAGCTGCTCCGAAGGCCAAAACGTCTGGCATCAAGCAGCGTGGGTCCGGTGCTGCTACGCGGGGCTTCATGTCTCGTGGGCCGATGGCGTGAGGTAAGCAGTGAACTACACCCAGTTGCAGACCGCTGTTCAAGATTACGTAGAAAACACGTTTTCCGTAACTGACTTCGCCACAATGACGCAGTTGGCTGAGCAGCGCATCTACAACTCGGTCCAACTTCCTGCACTGCGCAAGAACGTCACGGGCGTCTTGACTTCTGGGAATCAGTACCTTTCTGCGCCGACAGACT